AAGAATGGAATGTGCCTTCAGGCAACGAAATTAAAACTTTTACAGCTTCCTAAGCCTTGCGTTTAGTTTAAAAATAACTATATTGGAGAAAGAATGGATAAAGATAAAAGAAATATTCAGCCACACGCTAATAAGGAAGTTAAACACCTTATGGTTTTGCTTGATAAATCTCAGGCCTCTGAATTTAAAAAGATGGTTCCTGAACTTCAGGATACTTGGGTTAAGAAACAAATGTTTAGAACGGAAACCGAAATGCGTTTCTCGGTTCTATCGGACAATAAATATGGAAGCAATGCCTCTAAGTATTGGCAATCGGTTCGAGAACAGAATACCCATTTTGAAAATCTCATGCACTTATCTTTTGAATATCGAAAGAATGATGTCGAAATTGAAAAATTAGAACATAAAATTATAGACCCTAATGAAGATAAATTTGAAAAGAAACTCGCTAAGATTGAGCTGGAAGAAAAGCTTTATGGCCGAGCCGGCATGGAATTGATAGCCAAAGCAAGGATGAGAGAAATTTCAACTTGGTCTAAACTTAAGAAAGAATTTCATGATGGTACATTCGATGACAAAGATGTTAATACGCATCAAGCTGAATCGTACATGCATCAACTCGAACAAAGGAAAGCAACGTTGACTCCAGGCTCTTCACAACCTGAAGTGTTTAATGTACTTGGGCAAATAGAAACTTTAAAAAGAGTTATGCAATCAGGAGAACTGAAGTATGATGGTGCCAATCGAAAAAGTATTTCTAAGAAACCAGCAGCTACGAAAAAATCCTAATACTCAAAGAGAGAGTTCTTTCTATAAAAAAGTAAGAGACTCGATGAAGAAAAAAGGAATGGTTAATCCTTTACTCTGTATTGAGACTGAAGAATGTGAGGGTCAAAAATATATGTGTTGCATTGGTAACAATCGTTATCTTGCTGCTCTTGAACTAGGCATTAAAGAAGTTCCTGTTAAAATTGTCACAAGTGAAGTTCCGAAAGATCTAATGGCAGCAACCGAAGATTATATTCCAACCGAAGCAGAAGGGCTTCCTTCCCGTGCCAGAGCATATGAAAGAAGGGAAAAATGAAAAAGCTTCAATCGGATACAGACCTCGTTTATCTTCAACCTAAATTCTTAACTAAAAAAGAATGCAAACATTATTTAAAGAAAGCGATTGGTCCTACGGCCCTAGAACGTCAGGCTTTCGCTAAGGATCGAGAAGCTAATAATGCTTACTGGCACAAACGTTTGGTTAACATGACTCGTGATCCTATTGTAAATAGAGTTAAAAAATTTTTAGATAAAAAGTTTAATTTAAATTTAGAAATCGCTGAAGCTCAACTTCAAAATTGGATCACAGGAACCTATGGCCGACTTCATAGGCATAATGTAGAAACTGATCCTAAGTCTTTTGCGTCACGTTATAACAGTTTAATTTATCTTAATGATGATTTTGAAGGTGGGCTTTTTCATACGGAAAAGGGAATTTTTATTGACCCTGAACCAGGACTTTTAACCTTTTTTGATGGAAGAGAAATTTTTCATGGAACGAGCGAGGTAAAAAAGAAAGACCGGTTCTCTTTAATTTTTTGGTGGAAACAGTAATATGGATTTTGATTTTATATTCCTAGGACAATCAGTTTTAAAATATCAAGTGCCCCTTGAGGTTTTTGTCGGACTCAACGAGCTTTACGAAACTCAAAAGAAACATTTACCCAACGCTAATAAACAACTCGCAGGCAAGATTCCTGATGAAGTGTCTTTGTTCTATTCAGGACCTAATAGTGAAAAGATGCATCAACATAGTTATGTATCCGAAGATATTTTAAAATGGTTCCATTCTATTTTTGACCATTATTTAAGATGGAATAAAATTGTGGATTATAACATGAATATCAATTCAATCTGGGTGAATGAAATGAAAGCCGGAGATTATAACCCTGTGCATATTCATCAAGGTAGAATCTTTACAGGTTTATCTTCAGTGATGATTCTTAAACTTCCTAAAGATATGGGTCCGGAAATCACTCGGCCTGATCAACCGATGAATGGTCAACTTCAAATTCTAGGAAGTTCTAACGGTCAATTTGTCACTGCCGATTATTCTCCTAAAGTGAAGATTGGAGATTTTTATGTTTTTCCTTATGATGTGCGTCATGTTGTTTATCCTTTCACCAATAAAAAAGCGAAGAGAAGAACACTCGTTTGTAATATGGATGTTGAATATAACCCAGTGTCTTCAAGGACGGCTCAATGATCTTTGAACCTAAATGGAAATCACTGCTCGCTAATACCACAGGCCCTATTTTTAGTCCTGCACAGTGTCAGAATATTATTGACATGGGTCATCAGCAAAAATCTGAAGAGGCCAAGGTTGGACATAAAGAGGGAGCAGGGGGAAAGCATGATACTAAAAAAAGAATTACCACGATCAGTTGGATTCCTTTCAAGGCATTACCTGATATGTATACAATCATTGAACGAACGATGAAGCAAGTGAATAGTAATCATTTTGGTTATGAAGGAATGCAGATTACCGAGCCAGCACAATTTACCGAATACCCTAAAGGAGGATTTTATGACTGGCATATGGATGCGGAGGTGAACTGTCAATTTGAACCTCCCGTTCGAAAAATATCCATGACCATCCTGCTTTCTCCTCAAACTGAATTTGAAGGAGGCGATCTAGAATTTATGGCCGAAGGCAATAAGCCTCCTCAACTCTTACAAGGACAAGCTATTTTCTTTTGTAGTCTCCTTCGTCATCGTGTAGCTAAAGTAAAGAAAGGTATAAGACGATCTCTGGTGATGTGGTTCGGAGGATCCCCGTTTAAATGAACCGAGAAATTCTGTTTCCGACACCTATCTATTTTAAAATGGTTAAGGATTCTCAAAAATTAAATAAATATTTATACCCCTTGATTAAAGCTTGGAGTAAAAAAGATAAGAGCGAAACAAAAACGAATGCAGGAGGAGGATGGCACAGTCCCACCGATATGAATTTTAAAAAAGAATATAAACCTTTGAGCGATGAGCTCTTCACCATGCAAGACGAAGTTTTTAAAGATTACGGTATGGAACCTAAACCAGGTTTAGGAAATATGTGGGCGAACATTAATTATCCTGGGTCCTATAACAAACAACATATGCATCCTAATTCTCAATGGTCAGGTGTTTATTATGTGAAAGTTCCTAAGAACTCAGGTAGTTTATTTGTGGAAGATCCACGACCAGGACCTAATATTATACTCCCCCGAAGAGTTAAGGGAATACCTAGAGCCTTATGGCGCGTGGTGATCTATCCTGCGATCGAAGGACAGATGATTATGTTTCCAGCATGGTTATCCCATGGTGTAGAAATAAATCAATCCAAAGAAAAAGGAGAAAAGGGCTGGCGTGTCTCTGTTTCTTTCAATTTTATTCAAGTCAATAAAGAGGGAAAAGTAGGATGAGTTTTAAAACAAAAAAATATCAAGTGATTCGAAACGCTCTAGATAAAAACCTCGCTAACTTTATTTTTAATTATATGATGCTTCAGCGAGATGCTGTGGATTTAATGGTGAAAAATAACAAAGTGAATCCTGCTAATCCTTTTATGGGTAGACGAGATGATCCACAAGTACCTGGAGCCTTTTCTAAATATGCAGACTGGGTGATGGAAACGTTGCTTCAGTATATGAGACCTATCATGAGAGCAAAAACAGGAATGGATTTAATTCCAACGTACTCGTACACCCGACTCTATGAAAAAGGAAATATTTTACATCGTCATAAAGATCGACCGAGCTGCGAGATCTCTACGACCTTGCATCTAGGAGGAGATGAATGGCCTATTTATTTAGATCCTACTGGAGCTGACTTTGTGATTGCTGTGCGAAACACTTTTGACGGATCTACCGAAGAAATACCACGACTTAAACCTGGAGCTCCTAAAGGAATTCGAGTCGATTTAAAAGTAGGAGACATGCTTATTTATTCTGGCTGTGATCTTGAGCATTGGCGAGAACCTTTTCAAGGCAACGTCTGCTCTCAAGTCTTTCTACATTATAATCATGCCAACGGTCCCTTTTCAAAAACTAATTTATTAGATGGACGCCCCCTACTAGGCATTCCTAAAAACTAATGGCTTTAGTTCGTGTCACTCTAGGCG